TGCCTCCGCACTTCTGGCATCTGACCTCAGTAACACGCTCCGCCATACGTTGGTTTATCGCATCACTGTTGTTTCGGCGAGGTCGCTTACTAAGATCGTAGCCCAGAGCCTTAGCGACACGGCGATACTCTTTACCTATCCATTTACCGTCAGGCTCAAGATGCAGACCATCACCGATCATGTCGCCCAGACGAATGAACTGGCGGGATAGATAAGCCCTGTCGTCTTCGTAGGTGAGATTTTCTCTTTCAGCTTGCATCCCCTTCTCCTTTAACGGTTATCCGGGCTTCACGGATGGCCTCGGCGCAGTAGTCAATTGCGCAATTGTGGCCTTTGTCGAACTCGTCTTCTTCCATCACTTTGTCTGGCACCGTCACTACCAGCGCCTTCCTGCTGGCCTGCCATGCCTCCCATGCAGCGTGCGTCGACATAAGTTGGTAGCCTCCGTTTGCTCCACGATGTACAGCCCTTGGGTGCGACCCATTGTCACTGGCCCACGCCTCAAAATCTTCACGCATCTTATCCACGCTTACCTCCCGCCCAGCGCCAAATAAAAAGGGCCGCTAAAATTAGAGGCCCTGTCGTTAACTCTGTTATGTAAAGTGGTAACATCACTGCTCACTCAGTACCGGCATGCTGTATTCACTCATTGGTAGCTCCTTCTGATTCCTGCCGCTCAAGGATTGGGAGTGCAATCCTAAGGGCTTGAAGATAAATTTCTTCGCTTAACGTAATACCGCGATATGATTTAGCTTGTGTCAGATTACCGATCATATCTTTGCAAATTGCTGAATTAATACATTTCATTTAGTCACTCCGTTCATTAGTTTAATGCAGAGTTTGCAGGTCACTTTAGATTTCACAGTTGTGGTTTTTCGCATGTAACCACATAACGCGCCATGCAACCCAAGCTGGTAATACCCCTGCCGGGCGCTAAATGGCATTACTGAATCCGTTTCTCTGTGTCGCATGTGTAACTTCTTCATCGCCCTTCCCCTTGTTTAGCTGGCTAGACCTATATGCCAGTGAACGCATAACGAGCTGCTCCAGTTTTCTTGATAATTCCGCTATCAACTCCATCCCTAATAACGCGCCCTGCACGGATATAGCTTGCTGAATCAACGCTGTCATCACCGAAGTAATCTGTTATTGCCTCCGCTACGTCTGCTCTGCGGAACTTGGTACCCTTCAATGAGATAAGTTTTTCAATTCTTGGCTCTGTCATGATTTCATCTGCCCGGACTCAAACTGAGACTTCAAGGGTAGATAAACACACCGATGAACGAACGGGATAAATTCTGCGAAGAAGTTATTATCCGTGGCCTGCCGGTAGCCTGTTACCTTGTCGATCATCGCCTCAAGACCATTCCGCGGCTGACGTGGAAGACTGACATCGTAGAGTCGGCAGAAATTGGATATTAAATCCGGCTCACCCAGGCACTCGTCCAGGCAGAGGCTGAATGCCGGGTCCATCAGAAGCGATTGGATAACGTCGCGTGGCAATCGTTTGTCAGTCATGATTTCACCTGCTTGCGGTAGCCCATCAAACTAAACCCACTGCCTTTCGGCGTTTATATTCCTCGTAAAGCCACATAGCCGGGGTTAATGAACCCAGCACGGCGGCATTAGGCATCCACCGACGTTTCATGTCATCATCGGATGGCTGAGCGTTTACCGGCATGACGTCGCGCTTAACTTCGATGCTGACAATAGGGTCAGGAATATTCTCTCCGGCCGACACTTTTCTCGACCATTCATCAAGCTGCTTAGAGGCGTACTTTTCCACCTCTGCCTCACTGAGCTGCCGCTGATACATCGCACGTCTAACCTCGCAGACAATCCAGTACAGGACAGGTTTCTTCCAGGGAAACTTCTCAGCGCCGCCAGTGTGATAGCCCTTCTCTCTGTTGTAGCGCTGAAACTCGTCCATTACATCCTGAACGGTAACGCCCAAAACCGTAGAGCTGTCTTTGCACCAGGAGATAAACTTACCAGGGGACGGCCAAAAATCTGAGTTGCTGGCGCGGGCGTGCCGCACACCTGCTGACAATTGCTCGCGTGTTTTGATTCCGTTCTCGGCGAAAGCGACTGTCCACTGGCGCTTGGTAGTCCTCTCAGCTTCCTCCCCCTTTAGGCTGGTGCTGACGGAGGCTGGAAATATCTGTTTCAGCTGTTTGAAAAGCGCGTCTACCAGCGTTTCTGCCTCGCTGTTTATAACCCTCTCCGGCTCATACCGACCGCCAGCCATACGGGCCATGGCCGCGCCGTCACGATTGTTAATCGCGTCTACCAGTTGCATGCTCATATGAAATCCTCCCAGCCTTCACGGCTGTTCCAGTGCGGGGTTTGTTCGACAGTTGGCGTCTTACGGGGCGGAAACTTTGGCTTGAATAGGCCCTGGTAACCGTTGGCAATGCTTGTGTTAATTACTTCAGCTGGGTTGTGGCCTTCGTCGAAACATTCTTTCAGGAGGTTGAAGGCCTTGGTGACAGTGATCGCTGTTTTGATTGGCTTACGGGACTGGCTCCGGTACTGAACCCATTCAGACCAGGCGTTGCTATCGAGCCACTCAGGAATATCTACCGATAGAGGGTCAAACCCATTCGATACCACCTTGGGGGATTTAGGGGGTATGTTTTTATTATTGTTATTACCTTCTTGTTCATGATGCGCGTCTTTATGCGCGGTGTTATGCGCGGTGTTAGTGTCTGAGGCCTTGGTATTGCTGGGTTTGTTATGCTCGGACATATGCGCGGTGTTATGCGCGGGGGTATCGCTCATTTTTTCAGCATATTCGGTATAATTTATCACGGTAATCACCGTGCCTTTTCGCCGCTCTGCATGAACGGAAATCATCCCCTCCTTCTCGAAAAAAATGAGCATTCTCTCGACCGCATGGCGGCTTGTTGGGTCACCATTTCGGTCACAGAGAGCGAGCCCTAAATCTGCTGAGGTTGTTACCAGTTGCCCGGTTTCCAGTTGCCATGCATGGCCTTTGAAATTAGCCGTATATGGCTTTCTGGCGGCATCAAGTAGGATGTTTTCCCACAGCGTTCTGAGAAAAACATCCTTCGCCCATGACTGCTTCTTGACGCTCCGGTACAACGGGATGTAACCATTCTTCTGGTTCTCCATCCTGTTGCTCCTGAGTTGCCTTTCGGCATAGAGATCGTAAATTCTTGCTGTACTCATGCTGCCCGCTCCTGAACTTGCTGAGCAGCCCACAGGCCCGCCACCCACTGGATGCCTTTTGGCGTGAATTTGTTCTGTGTGAAAGCGTGACCATTATTCTGGTTCTCACCTGTTTTAATGGTGAATCTGCCTGCATCGATGTGCTGAGCGTAGGGGGTTAGCTTCCCTGCCAGCAGATACATGATTTCGTGGTCAAGCAGGAACTTGCGGAAAGCGTTCTCTTTGACGTGAAGAAGCTTACAAGTCTCGCGAAAGCCGAGTGATCCGGTAGCGTTGACATAGCTATCGACAAACTGAATCTTCGGTGCGGCAATGGCTAACTGATTTTCCAGCTTCTGCTTTTCTTCGGCGAGGTCAGCGGCAAGCCTGAGTGCTTCAGGGAGTGTTTGAGGTAAAGCAGGATGCTGGTTGCCTTCCAGCTCATGCAGGCGTTTGATGATCTTCATTCGCAGCATAGCGTTGTAACCAGTGACCAGGCATTCGGTGTGCTCACGGTCAAGTACGTACTCATTCTGCTGGCGGTTCATGCTGTCCAGATAGATACGCTCAAAAGTGAGCGCATCTTCTTTCAGGTCGGCAAGCATGTTTTCAATGTCGCGCTTCACATTCTTGTGCTCCTTGCCTGTCAGTTCGGCAATCTCACGGCTGGTCATCGTAGTGTTTACTGCTGTCGATAATTGCATGTATAATTACCTCAGAAATTGAGTGTTGTTTGATAGCCTTCGACTGTTCCCGCAGTTGAGGGCTTTTTCTTTGTCAGAATTGATGCAACCTGCCGCGCTAAATGCGCCATATCCTCATCGACCACTCCGTATTCCAGAACAGCCAACAACATCGATATCTTCGGCACCCAGTCGCGTTTCCACCGGCTTATCTGCGCCTTATCGACGCCAACGGCCTTAGCGGTGCGCTCTGTACCCAGCAAGGAGATTTTGTTGAGTAATGCGCTCTCAATGCGTAGCGCCTCATTGCGTTTGTTTGCGTGCTCCATAATGAATACTTGTCCTTAATGAATAGTTAGTTACGTGTGTGCACCGTGGAGTGTCACATTTGATTTTCCCCGCGTTGTCGGCGAGCTAGATTGTGTAAAGAGCGGTGGTGCTTACTTCTTGGTACTTGGGAAGGGCTTGAGCTCCTCCCCTCTAACTGAGCCGTCCTTACCGACAGTCACAAAGATGTTGCGACCTGTCCGGATGGCTTTACTAATCGCGCATTGGATCACGCCGAAATCCTTAGCGGCCTTAGCCTGGCCGTGAATCTTTGCGTAATCCTCTAAAGTCATTCGATTCATAAAATCACTCCTTGGGATTTATACAAAAAAGAATACTACAGGTATTCATTAAAGTAAATATCCAGGGTATTTCATTATCAATTACTGTTGGTATTAGAATTGAGAAATGCAGAACAAGAAGATATTGACGACAGAACAGCTTGAAGACGCAAAGCGTCTAAAAGCTCTGTATGAGTCTAAGAAAAAGCAGTTAAACGTTACCCAATATACGATCGCAGATGATATCGGCATATCTCAGGGTGCCGTGGGACACTACATGAATGGCAGAATTGCGCTAAATGTCCCTATGGTTACTGCTTTCGCTCGAATCCTCCAAGTACAAGCATCAGATATCAGCCCCTCACTTGCGAGAGAAGTAAGCAGATATGCATCAACTGTAGATGCAAATGTCAGCGGATTCCGACCGTACACTCTAGGCGTGAAATACCCGGTGATAAGCAAGGTGCAAGCTGGCGCGTGGGCTGAGGCCTGTGAAGCTTATACTCTTAAGGACATCGATCTTTGGCTAGAATCAGATGCTCACATACAAGGTGATGCGTTTTGGCTTGAAGTTGAAGGGGATTCAATGACAGCGCCAGCTGGTTTGAGTATCCCCGAAGGTGCGTTTGTGCTTTTTGATACCGGCAGAGATGCGATCAACAACAGCTTGGTAATAGCCAAGCTTTCAGACTCAAACGAGGCCACCTTCAAGCGATTGATTATCGACGGCGGACAGAAGTACCTCAAGGGGCTCAATCCACAATGGCCTATGGTGCCAATTAACGGCAACTGCAAAATAATCGGTGTGGCCGTGGAAACTAAGATGCGACTGGTTTAGTCCAGTGGCCGGAAGAGACGTTCAGTTAGAAAGTTTACAGGTGAATTATGGATGATGCAGATTTAGCACAAGCACGCGAAGAAGCACATTTGTCCGCTTCTATGTCAGCACGCGTTCCCCGATTAGTGAGCAGAGATGGCAAGTGCATCTGGTGCGAAGATGAGCC